TGGTGGGTTTATAAAAACTTGCTGGTAGATGGTACACTATTTCTTATGGATATGGAAGAGGTAGGTATTCCAATCTGTAAAGATCGTATGCAAAGGGCTAACTTGTATCTTGAGGACGAAATTCAACGTGCTAAAGAAGTAGTATTTAGTTTTGATGCAGTAAAACAATTTGAGCAAGCTAGCGGCAAAATATTTAATCCTAACAGTGTAATGCAGTTGCGAGAGGTGTTGTTTGACTACTTAGGTTTAGAACCAACTGGCAAGAAAACTGGCACTGGTGCTATTTCAACTGATGCAGAAGTTTTAGCGCAACTTGCTGAAGAACATGAGTTACCTGGTGCAATTCTAAAAGTCCGTCAATTAAGTAAAATCCAAAATACCTATATTCAAAAAATCCTACCGGAGCTAAACAAAGATGGGCGAATTCGTACAAATTTTAATCTTATTTTTACCACTAGTGGCCGGTTGTCTAGTAGTGGCAAATTTAACGCTCAGCAGATTCCACGCGACAATCCAATCATCAAAGGCTGCATCCGTGCACCAGTTGGATACAAAATAGTCTCACAAGACTTAGCTACTGCAGAAATGTATTATGCTGCAGTGCTTAGTGCAGATAAAAATCTACAACAAGTTTTTTCTAGCGGCGGCGATTTTCATAGCACAATTGCTAAAATGGTTTTTAATCTGCCTTGTCCAGTGGAAGAGGTTAAAAAACGCTATCCTAGTATGCGACAAAGTGCTAAAGCAATCAGTTTTGGTATTCTTTACGGTAGTGGCCCAAGTAAAGTTTCGCAAACTGTATCAAAAGCTACTGGCGAAGTATATCCAGTTGAACAGGCTAAAGAGGATATTCGTGCTTACTTTACCAAATTTAACAAGCTAAAACACTGGCTTGATGAACGCAAAGACTTTATTGAGCAAAATGGATTTACTTATTCATTTTTTGGCCGCAAACGTAGGTTGCCTAATGTATTTAGTAGCGATAAAGGTATTGCAGCACATGAAGTACGTAGCGGTATTAATGCCGAAGTACAGTCACTAGCCAGTGACGTTAACTTGCTTGCAGCTATGCGAACTGCTAGACATATTGTGCAAGAGGGTCTTGATGCAAAGATTTTTATGCTTGTGCATGACTCTATTGTAGCCATAGTCAGAGAAGATCATGTAGATGATTACTGTAAAATACTTAAACTAAATACTCAGCACGATCATGGTTGTAGTATTGCTGGTACACCTATTGGTGTAGATCAAGACATTGGCGACGACTATAGTTTTGGAGATTTTAGGGCTACTTATGAATTTACTGGAGATAAGCTGGCCCGTATTCAGACTAGGTGAACATAAACCAATTCAAGAGGATGACCTTATCTACTACTCTAAAGAGTACGTGGATAAGGTCACGCTAGAGACTAAAGTAGGTTTACGTATTGTAGATGATAAATCTGTGCAAGGATCTACACTAGGTTTGCGTAGATTGAGTATAGTAGACGCAAAACTATTTCCTATACGCCAAGCAGTATACTTTTTAGGCGATTTAATTAAAATAGCCAAACAAACAACTTGGTTTATTGATAATAGCGGAAAAATATTCCAGTACAGAAAATCTAGTCGCGCCAAGCTGACTGCGCACAAGATTAAAAAAGTTTTGCCGCTTGATGGCATGGGTGCTATAGTAGAAGTGGATGGTCTACCTCAGCGATTTAAGTGTATGTATGCTCCTAAACCAGAGCAATACTATGCAGGTATACTTCGCTGGGGCCTAGGCTATATATTATATGGATTTTATAATGAAGCATTTAAAGCAACGCACAGGTTAGTATAATGGCAAAAGCAATTATAAGTAACAGAATTTACTTGGACAATCCAGGTGTAGAAGAATCTAAACGTATAATAAAAACACTTACCTATAAAATTCATAAAGACACTGGTAGTAAACAATTTAGTACAGTAGAAACTATCAGAAACTATAAATTGTTGCCTAAAGGCATTTTAAGTATACCGCAAGGTAGATTAGACTTAATACCTAGTAACTATGAAATTGTAGACAAACGCATAATTTTACCGGCTCCATTTCCAGAGCCAAAATTTCCCCTACGCGATTCACAATTGGCAGTATATGAAGAAATTACAGATACTTGTTTTATCAATGCTCTTGTGGGCTGGGGCAAAACTTTTACAGCCCTACACGTGGCTAGGAAACTGGGGCAAAAAACATTGGTTGTCACGCACACCACAGCACTACGAGACCAGTGGATTGAAGAAGTAGAAACACTATTTGGTATGCAAGTAGGCGTTATTGGTGGTGGCAAACTAGATTGGGAAGATCATGCTATTACAGTAGCCAATGTTCAAACTCTAGTAAAACACAGTGCTAAACTAGCCAAAGAATTTGGTACTATAATTTTGGATGAAGCGCATCATTGTCCTGCTAATACTTTTTCACAGTTAATAGACGATTTTCATGCTCGTTATAGAATAGCACTTAGTGGCACTATGAACAGAAAAGACGGAAAACACATAATGTTTCCAGACTTTTTTGGTAGTAAAGTATACAAACCACCACAATCACATACGCTAAATCCAGAAGTTAAATTAATACAAACGGGTATTACTCTTAAACCTGGTGCAACCTGGGTAGAAAAAATTAACGCACTCACTGAGGACGAAGACTATCAAGCATTTATTTCACAACTAGCAAAAATTCAAGTAGTACTTGGTCATCAAGTTTTAGTTATTGCAGACAGAGTTGGATTTTTACAAAAGGTAAAGGAATATGTTGGAGAAACGTGTGTGCTGGTTACTGGCGAAACCAATTTTGAACAACGTCAACAAATCAAGCAGCAATTACTCACAAAAGAAAAAATGTGCATTGCTGGTAGCCGGCAAATCTTTAGCGAAGGCATCTCCATAAATTCGCTTAGTTGTGTTATCTTAGCAGTACCAATTGCAAATGATAGTTTGCTAGAACAAATTGTAGGCAGAATTCAGCGGCAACATGAGGATAAACTGCAACCAGTAGTCTTAGATATGCAATTTGCAGGTTATCAAGACAAAAAACAAAATAGGGATAGACTAGGATTTTATATGCGTAAAGGTTGGGACATTGAACTGGTATAAAAAATTTACACTTGTAAATCCAGCTTTACTGTGATATAATATATTCTTAGATCAGAGAAATGACTTTATTTTTTAACCTTAAAATCCTAGAACAAGATACACAATGCAATGCCGAATACATGGTAGAAGCCTTGCGTAAGTTTTATCTAGGTGTGACTATACCAAAAAATGTTCACGAAAAATACAAGCCATTATCCAAACTACGAGCAGGAAGTAGTTTTTTACTAAAGCCTGAGCAATTTTTCAATAACACGGGCATAGACTCAGCATATAGAGCACAATATATTAGATTAGCCGGATTACGAAATTACGGTTTATATAAAACTTACGGCATTAAATCACTAGATTTAACACTATATCCTGATATTGACTTTGACAAAATAAAGTCAAACCCGCTTTTAATAATCGCAAACAAACAAATTAAATTTATACACGAGGAAACTTAAAAATGGCACTTAGCTTTAAGCAAACAAAAGGTCGCGCACAAAAATCTTCAGTTGAAAGCTACGAATACAAAGACGGCGAGAATGTAGTCAGATTGATTGGTGGCGTACTACCACGCTATGTATACTGGGTTCGTGGTACTAACAACAAAGATATTCCTGTAGAGTGTCTTGCGTTTAGCCGTGACAAAGAAAAATTTGACAACTTGGAAAAAGATTGGGTTCCTGAATTTCATCCCGATCTCAAGTGTTCATGGAGCTATGCAGTTAATTGTATTGATCCTAAAGATGGAAAAGTCAAAGTTCTTAACCTAAAAAAGAAACTTTTTGAACAAATTATTACAGCAGCAGAAGATCTTGGTGATCCTACCGATCCTGAGACTGGTTGGGATGTAGTATTTAAACGAGTAAAAACTGGGCCTCTTACTTATAACGTAGAATACACGCTACAAGTTTTGCGTTGTAAACCCCGCAAACTAAATGCTCAGGAACTTGAATTGGCCGCAAAAGCACTGCCTATTGATGAAAAATATCCTCGTGCAAACCCTGATGAAGTAAAAGCATTGTTGGAAAAACTTCAAGCTGGTGTAGAAGAAGAAAATTCTCAAAGCGAACAAGAAGCCGTAAAAGAGCTAGGTTAAACAACAAGCCCGCTAAGGTATCTGCTTTAGCGGGCTATTTTGTCTGGTATAACATGAACATATTATTTACAGCAGATATACACATAAAACTGGGTCAAAAAAATGTTCCAGTTGA